TACGGCAATTTCTAATTTTCAGCATGAAACAACTCTGAATGAAGAAAGATCAAAAATCCGAGTAGTTCGTCCAAAAGCAATTTATCAGTTTGCGCAGGCATACAAGAATCTGTTAAATGGCTAATATCACAGGCATTTCAATTAATTCGTCGGTGGCATTATTGCCTACGGCGTATTCGTTACAGGAGGTCACAATTACGAATCATTCGGGTGACCAGGCTGATATTCGGTCATTAGTAACCGATTTTACAATTACCGAAAGCATCTATAGATCATCTCTGGTGCTCACGATGAATGTAAAGGACCCAGTAAATTTGGTTGAAGAATACCAATTTACGGGCCAAGAAAAGATCAACGTTATTCTTGCCCGAAAAGACTTTGGATCCAATGACGAGGAGATTATTAATTTAAATTTCTATGTAAGCGAATACCCTCTTCTCGGTAAAATGAATAACCGTTTGCAGGTGTATAGCATTACAGGTATTTCACCATTTGCATTTATCTCAAAACTGAAACGTATTTCCCGTGCATATTCGGGAAATATCGGAGACTTTGTGAAGGGTGTTCTTATTACCGACCTCGGAGTCGATCCTAAAAAGGTCATTATTTCTAGTGCGGCAACAGTTTCTGCTAAGTTTATTGTTCCGAATATGAACCCATTGGACGCTATCTTTTGGGCATTACGGAGAGCCTATGATGGAAGCGGCAGTCCTTTCTATTGTTATCAGACATTAAATGGTGATATACGTTTGGATGCTCAGACGGATATGGCATTAAAGCAACCATACCGAGAATACAGAGATGGTAAATTTCTCGTGTCGGACAGACAGAACGATGCGCATATAGAAGCCGATTATAAAGAACGTGCAAGAAGAATTATGACAATGAGTTCTGACTTTAGAATGTCAAAATACATTGCTGGCTCCAATGGTGCATATGCTTCCACCACAAACTATCTTGATCTTTCAACAAAGACTCTTACTCGTAGTGTGTTTAACTATGAGAACGAATTTAAGAAAATGAGTTCGGTGGACGCCAATGAAATTCTGTCACCTTTCTTTTGGCCAGAAGATACTTCCGAAACGATGGCAAACTATCCGAACTCTAAAATTAATTTTGTATCGACCAACCACAATGCATTTAATGGTGTGGAAGGTAATTACCATGCTCCGACTCTGGATGGATCCATCAATAAAGCACAGGCTCATATTGAAAACTTGGATTCGATCATCCATGATATATCATTGGCTGGTGATTTTAAGGTCAATTCAGGTATTGCAATCAATCTAAGCATTTCACCATCGATTGATCCTGAAGCAACCGTACAGAACGATAACAGTAAAGGTGATAAAATGCAGGATAAATTCTTCTCGGGTAAGTATGTGGTAACCGCGGTTGCGCATAAATTCTCGGAAGAATATACAATGGACCTTAAAATAAAGAAGGATTCATTACCATTTTCATTTAGAACAATTCGTATATGAACAGTCTTGATCAATATATTGGCGGTGAGTTTGCTTGGTTTACCGGTGTGGTTGAGGACATTATTGACCCTATGCAAATGGGTAGAGTTCGGGTCCGTTGCTTTGGTTACCATACCGATGACAAAGCGGAAATTCCGACAGAATCACTCCCTTGGGCATTAGTAATGACTCCCGTTACCTCCGCGGGTATGAGCGGTATTGGCCAATCGGCAACGGGTGTTCTTCGAGGTTCATGGGTAATAGGTTTCTTTCGTGACGGTAAATCTGCACAGGATCCAATTGTGATGGGTACAGTTCCATCAATGACAATGGGTGGTAATCCACTAAAGGGTTTTTCGGATCCAAGTAATGTTCATCCTAAGAATCCAGGTACCATTGATCTACCCAAAGAATCTAGAAGCGAGTTTTCCAAGACCGAAAGCTACATAAAACGGAAACAACTGCGCCAGGAAAAGATTGAAACTGCGGTTCCGGGTAAACTATCTTCCGTCGCGGTACCGGAAGCAAGTTCATATTATACCCGAAATACATGGAGCAATTGGGATGTTGATACCATAGTAAACCCCATCTATCCGAGTAACCACTCGTTTCATAGCGAATCGGGTCATGTGAAAGAAATGGATGACACTTCCGGAGCGGAACGCCTATTTGAGATGCATAAGTCGGGTACCTATTATGAAATTGATTATGCCGGTAATAAGACCACTACAGTTGTGGGTAATAACTATACGGTTATTATAGGAGCCGACAATATCTACATTAAAGGTTCTGCCAATCTCACTGTTGACGGAGACTTTAGACATCTCATAAAGGGTAACTATCATCTTGAGGTTGAAGGTAACAAAACTGAATACATTAAAGGCTCGCGTCAGTCCAAAATTGGTAAATCGGAACAGATTGAAATTGGCCAAGAGTTTGCTTCCAACATTACCTCCAATTCAATCGAACGCATTGGTGGTAATGCAACAATACTTATTGACAAGAATAAGGCGGAGACCGTAGGCGGCAATTTAGATTTATTTGTGGGAGGAGACGATAGTCATATCGTTGTGGGTAAGAGACAGGAGTTCACGGGCTCTCATCTCGAACTAACCACCAATGGCCATTTGGTTTTCGTATCAAAGGAATATATGAAGATCGAATCTCTTTCAACGCTGAATATGACAATTGATGGTGCCGTAACTGAGACATTCGGTTCGACCCAGAACACTACGGTCTCCGGAGCAATTTCTGTAAATGGCTCATCCACAATCGGAGTTACCGCTTCGGGTGCCGTAACAATTAATGGTTCGACAATCAATCTGAACTAAAATGGCTACATTACAGAATATATCCATCCCGTCAATCCCATCGGTACCACAATTTCCGAGTATTCCGACAAGTATAGTTTCGGTGAATCTTCCGTGCGGTCAGAATCCAGCACTCGATGCTTTAACACTGATTCAAAACAAAATTAAGGATGAACTTGCCAGCGGTAAAGGCGCACTCGGTACATTGGGAACTTTAATCAATACCGCAAATGAAAAACTGTTGGCAATTCAGCCAAAGATCGAAGAGTTTTATTCCTTCCAATCCGATCTAGCTTCACTTCAGAACAACCCATCGCCCGCGACAATTGCTGCAATACTGAATCGCTGGAAAGGAAAGGTTCCGGATCTTGAAGGGTACATCACAAGGGCAACCGATCTATTCAGTAAAACTCCATTGGACTATTGCCAAGACCTACCAAACATCAAGATTAATCCTGAAACAGGTGCAATTTCCATTGAATCTAAGGCTGCAATTATTCCGAATGAAAGTCCTCCTATTGCGGTTTCTGTGGTTCCTACGATAGTCGATAAAACTTCGGACACTACAATAAGCAATTCGGGTTTTAGTTATACAGTTGTAACCGATTATGCAACCAAGGTGGAAAAATCTTATCAAGATGAAATTCATACGCCTTTAATTAAAGAAATCAAAATAGCCGAAAAACAATTTGACACAAATGTAAGTGGTAAGACTCCAACTGGCGTTTTTGGAAACAAAATGAAAAGTTTTGGAATGAGTTCGGACCAATTAGAGGCAGCAGGTCTACTTACAGCCGAAGAAATTGCTGTAAACAGTACACACAAAACCCATCAGAAGATCTATCTTGACAAGGTTCAAGCAATTGGTTCTATAGTTGCTTGGCGTAAAATTTATGAACAGTATTTAATAAATCCAAATAACGAAGCATTTGTGGTCGAGAAAAACAAATTAAATATGAATCCCGAATTTGGAAACTATTCGGATTATATCGTTCTTACGGAATTACTGCTCAACCGTAATAAAGTGTTGGTTCTTAATCATTCGGATTACCAGCAAAACAAAAAATCTGCATAATATGCCAGCAGTATTATTAGATCAAAGCATTGTCGGAGGTAAGGTTACCGCAACCCAATCCACGGTTTTTGCAAATGGTAAAGCTATTGTCGTGGATCAAGATCCAATAGCTTCTCATGGTGCCGGAGTCCATTCAAGCGCCAAGATGATAGAAAAATCGACCAAGGTTTTTATTGGTGGTAAGGGTGTTTCTCGGTCGGGGGATAAGGCGTCCTGCGGTCACGTTGCAGCATCTACCGCAACGGTTAATTGTGGGTAAACACTTATAAATAGGTAACTCATGGCTATATTACAAGACCCTCTTTCAGATAAATCGGTATTGGCTCGGAGAGCCGCGATTGTCTCCAAGAATCGTCAATATACCGACTTGGATCTATCCTTACAGATATATCCGATTGTGAGAGAAGAAGGACAGCTTGGTGATATTGTTCCATTGATAGATATTGATGCCGTAAGAGCAGCCGTAAAGAACCTAGTTCTTACAAACTATAATGAGCGTCCTTTTCAGCCGAAACTCGGTTCCAATTTAAGATCGCTACTGTTCGAACCAGCCGACCGGCTCACGGCAATTGCCATCAGAGAATCAATTAAACGAGTAATTGCTCAGTACGAGCCTCGCGTTGATTCGGTAACAATTCAAATTATAGATGATTCCGACCGCAATCGGTATAATGTTACAATCGGCTTCAGAGTTATTACCATCGATACGGAAGTCAACATTTCAGTTTATTTAGTACGTCTTCGCTAAACCTTTTTCTTATGGCACAATTTAATGTAACCGAACTAGACTTTGATAAAATCAAAGCAAACATCAAGGAGCACTTTAAACTTCAGTCAAAGTACAATGACTGGAACTTTGAGGGGTCGGGTCTGTCGGTGCTTTTAGACGTTCTGGCATATAACACGCATTACAATGCGATGCTGGCTCACTTCTCAATGAATGAGACCTTTTTAGATACTGCACAGATTCGTGGCAATGTAGTCTCACACGCCAAACTGTTGGGATACACGCCTCGTTCCACTCTTGCTGCAACCGCAAAGGTTAGGGTCGTCGTATCGCCATCAAATCTATTAAATGCACCGGCAGAGCTTCAACTGAATCGCGGTACTCGTTTTACGTCAATTATTGATTCTACCAAATATAACTTTGTAAATTTAGAACCTCTTACAACTGCACGTAACTCGGATAACAAGTATGTATTCGACGAGGTTACCTTGAAGGAAGGCACTTTAAAGAGAATGTTGTATCGCGTGGATACATCATTACCCTCACAAAAATTTGAGATTCCGGACACTAACATTGATACTACCACACTCCGCGTCCGTCTTAAAGCCAACGAAACATCCAACGATTACACAATCTATACTAAATTCAGCACTCTTCTGAACATTGGTCCGGAATCTCTTATCTATTTTATTCAAGAAAATGCCGCTGGAAAATATGAAATCTATTTCGGGGATGATACTCTTGGAAATAGACCACAATCAAATCAGATTGTCGAGGTTGAATACATTTATACCAGTGGTGATGCAGCAAACAATGGCTCCGTAGTAAATGCATACGATAATGTGGGAGCTTATGGTACATTCCAAGGTTATTCAAAAGAGTATGTTGCAACAACACTACTCGCCGCCACACCTCTTACATACGGGGGCGCACAGAGAGAATCAATTGAATCAATCAAATTCAATGCTCCAATTACCTTTGTATCTCAAAATCGTGCCGTAACCGCCGATGATTACCGTGCAATTATTCTAAAAGAATTTGGCGGTATCAGTTCAATTTCTGTTTGGGGTGGTGAGGATTCTATTATACCAAACTACGGCAAGGTATTTATTTCGGTCAAACCAAACGGTCCGGACGGTACGGTACTCAATGAAGTTCAGAGGACCCAAATCATTTCTACGATTCTGAAGGGTAAGAATGTTGTTTCCATTACTCCCGTCATCGTTGATCCTGAATACTCATATCTTAAATTGGAAGTGTTTTTTAAGTACAATCCAAATTTAACCGACCGCACTAAGA